ATGGCTTTCTTCACCATAGAGAAAAGATTACGCAGCGATGGAACTGCCCGTTATCGCTGTACTGTAGCCGTTAAACAAAATGGTAAGTACGTCCACCGGGAGAACAAAACCTTCTCCAAGAACACCCTTGCGAAGTCCTGGGGGGCTAAACGTGTAGCATACATTGAAGAGCATGGTCTCCCAGAGCCAGAAAAAGAGATGAAAGAGATCTCTGTTATAACTCTTGGTGACCTGCTTACTCAGTATGAAAACCATCCAAACATAACGCTCGGTGCATCAAAAAGAAGCTCTCTCCGCACGCTTGGCCGTTCCTTTCTGGCAGAAATCAAACTTACGGACTTGACCGCAAAACATATTATCGAGCACTGCCAGACCCGAAAAGCGCAAGGACTTGCGCCTTCCACTATCTCTCAGGACGTATCGTATTTAAGTGTTGCGCTTGAAGCGGCCAAGCCACTTTTTGGCGCCCCAGCTAATTTGAACGAATTATCTGACGCTAAAGTTTGGTTGAGAAATATGGGGATCACAGGTCCTTCACAGCGACGTAGTCGCCGCGCAAGTGCTACCGAGGTTGATCGGTTGTATGAAGTTCTTAAAGTTAAGGCCGAAACGGCATACACCGGGGCGCCATTACATCAAATATTTATGTTTTCCATACTTACATGTATGAGGGTTGGAGAGGTTTGTCGTCTTCTCTGGGAGGATGTGGACGATATTCAGCGTTCTGTTATCGTTAGAGACAGGAAGGACCCGAGGAAAAAAATCGGCAACCACATGTTAGTGCCCTTACTTGGTGATGCCTGGAGGATATTGACGATGCAGCCTCGTGTTGACGACAGGGTATTCCCGTTCAATCCGAAAAGTATAACAGCCATGTATCGGCGCGTTCGTGACGAGTTGGGGATTGAGGATCTGAGGTATCACGATCTACGGCGCGAAGGGGCAAGCCGTCTGTTTGAAGCAGGATTCAGTATTGAAGAGGTAGCGCAGGTCACAGGACATCGTTCACTCAATATATTGTGGCAGGTTTACACTGAGCTATTTCCGAAAACGCTGCATGAGAAATTCGATAAGTTGCAGAAAAGCAAAAACATTGAGTAGAATCAAAAGCAGTGCTCCCCCTGCCTGAGCCCACGCCCACCCGGGAACTAATGCATGCTGCTGCCGGGTGGGATTTTACACCAAATCCTCACCCAGCCTCATGCAGTATGCTATCCGGGAAATCTTTATAAATCGTCTTCACCCCCTCCGAGCACATAGGCCACAGACACAATGTTTTAACTGCTCAGACCAGAAATATCTGGAAGCTTTAGGCATCTTCTTGGAAGATAGACGAGCGCAAAGACGCACACAGCAATGATGTTATGTAGTATTTTCCCCTTGAGTGTGCCTGCTCAGGGGGATTTTTTATCGCCGTATTGTACTGGCAAATATTTGTAAATCGTCTTCACTCCCACGCCTGTCACATCGGCCGCACGCTACTGGACAGGCGCTTAGTCCGGTATGTTTCTCGCGCTACTACTGCTTACGTTAACGTCTGGTAATGATCTAGCGGCGCGACGTAAAGCGGCGTTGAAAGCAATTATAGTGACCGGCCGGTGATGGTACTTCACACGGTTAGAATGACTCTGAAATAAATAAACATCTTCTGGATAGCGTTCTCTTCTACGAGCAATCATCGCCTCCACTGGAGGGGTTGATTTAACACGTAGCTCCTTCAGGTGACCCTGTTTTCGTATCAGTATCAAGTCACCATCAATATCATCATATCGAATACTCAGCAGCCTTCCAGCGCTTAAACCCGTGTGAAAAATTAACGCCCACAAGTCAGCCCATGTATCTGAGATGGAAACAAGATTGCTGTTAATAGTTAAAAATTGCTCAAAACTTATTGTTTTCATACCGTACACGAACAAACCAAACTGTTTTCAAAGCTTAATGAATTGATTAAGCCAAACGTAACATATCAGGAAAAGTAGTGAAATCTTTGTCTTCAAGTCGCCGGGAGGTACTTGTAGATTGTTTTCACGTCTACACCTATCACATCGGCTACCTGCTGCCGGGTAGCGCCGTTCTCCAGCATTCTGCGGCACTGCTCCACCACATCTTCAGTCATTACCCGGCGACGGCCACCGACTCTCCCCTGCTCCCTCGCTGCGGCTAACCCGGCTCGGGTACGCTCCACTATCAACTCGCGCTCCATCTCCGCCAGGGCGCTCATGACGTGGAAGAAGAAACGTCCCGCAGGCGTCGAGGTGTCGATGCTGTCAGTCAGGCTGCGGAAATTCACCCCGCGCGCCTGCAGCTCCGACACGAGTGTAATCAAATCACGCACGCTGCGGCCCAGCCGGTCCAGTTTCCAGACCACCAGCACATCGCCCGGTCGCAGCCGCCGTAAGGCGCGCTTTAACCCTGGCCGCCGGGCATTCTTCCCGCTGGCCATATCCTCGAAAACCAGCTCACATTCTGCGCGGATCAGCGCGTTTTTCTGTAAATCAAGGTTTTGATCCCCTGTAGAGACCCGTGCATAGCCAATCAGCATGTTGTAACCCTTTGAAATGGCTGATTGTAAAAAGCTCAGCTCTTTCGCTCAAACCCTCGTTTGGGCGAAGCCTCTTTTGGAGCAAAAAACATGGCCTTTAACCCGGAGCTGGGGAGCACGTCTCCCGCTGTGCTGCTCGATAATGCCGAGCGTCTGGATAAGCTGGTCAATGGGCCTGCGCTGACTGAATCAGATCGCGCTGGCGTTGAGCTGGATACCTGGCGCGGAATGATGGCGAAAAACGATGAGATCAGGCAGAACCTGATCCCGCTCAGTAAGCAGTACGCGACGCTGGCGGCTGCCCAGGCGGACATCGCGAATATCCCGGAGGGCTCTACGACGTATTACCGTAGCCCTGATGACAGCATTCTTGCGGTTGAGGTGATGAACGTTAGCGGGACGCTGCAGCCAACCGGGCGCCAGATGCCATCCATGTTTACCTTCGCAGGTGTCAGGTTTCTCAGAGGATATGGGACTGATGAATTTGTCATTATTGGTACTGATTATCAGGTCCTTGAATATGGTGCCGACAGTGACAGGCTGCGCGATGCTGGAGCCGATATTAAATACGGTTATGGCTTACCGGGAAAAACACTCGCAGTCATCGGTACAGACGGCGAGATGACGTCATTTCTCACATCTGATTCTTTACAGGATGCCGGAGTATCAATTCTCAGAGGATACGCCTCGTCACCGTTCGCCGTGCTTGGAGCTGACAATCAACTGCTGTTGATGAGTTCTGGTGAGTCGTCAGCTGCTACGGCGAAGCCGGAGACAGGCCTGCTTAATTATCTCATCGCCATGCAGGAACGGGCGTACACCGGGGGATACCTGGTCATTATGTGCGGGCCGGGTGATTCTCTTACCGCAGGCACTGACGGCCTGAGCGCTATTGATGCGATGTACAGCCTGTTTGCGGCGCTGTTAGGTCATGGGGGGATTGGGTACTTTGCGCCATCAAACAACAACACGGCATCCCGCGACCTGCTGAATTTAGAGTTGGTCTACTCTGGCTGGGTGGATAACCAGACCTACGGCAAAAAATGTGGCCCGCTAAATTTTGCTCTTGTTCCGTGGACAGGTCGCACTAATTTATTTTTCCGGGTAAAAGATGCGTCCCGCAGCAACCCAATTTACCAGCACGATGTTGTCGAGGTTGGTTTTACTGGTACCGGAGACGCCGGAACATCCAGCCAGTTCCGCTTTCGTGCGACCGACCGGAATGATGATGGCTCCATTGGCCCGGCAGGCTCCGGGGAGAGGCAGACGGCTACGGTAGCGAACAACCCCGAGGGCAGTGAAACAATAACCATTGTTCGCGTCGAAGGTCTTGGCCCTGGCACCGGCCGTTATTCACTGGAGATAGAGCCGCCCGCATCAGGTCAGGCCGGGTATCCTGCGATTGTCAGCTTCAACTGCATCAACTCTGCTGGCGGCGTTCGCGTTATTCGGTACGCTCGGGGCGGCGCGACTGCGGCATATCACCTGAACCAGACGGCCTCGTACCAGAAATACTGGATGCAGTATTTTGCGCCTGACCTGGTGTTTATCAATCTCGGCGAGAATGATTACGCGCTGACCGATTCAGAATTTCTGACCAGTTATAGCGCCATTGTTGAGCGGGTGCAGGATGCGTTGCCGGGTGTGCCTGTTTTTCTGGAGCGCTGGTACAGCGACAACCACATTAAGCGTGACGCGGTTTTTGACGTCATTCAGGCTAAATATGGAATGCTGGGATTTAACGTTCGTGACCTTATCCGCAACTCAAATTTTGCGTTCCAGAACGGCTACGCCTATTCCACCACCAACCCGGCAGACCCGCACCCCAACGCACGCGGAGCCAGAATTATTGGCGCGTATCAGGCGAAACGCGCACTCCTGAACTACGCCGTACAATCTCTCAGAAAGGAACAACAAAATGGCTAAAACGACTTTCCTGCAAATTCCCGTAGCTGTTAATAGTGGCATTGCTTCCACCTATTCCGAGCGCGACGATAAAACCTGCCGCTGGGACCCCTCGCACTATTTTGACTGGCGGGTTTCAACACTGGCGGACAGAGCTGGTGATATGTTAACGGCCCTGGGTTCAGCTATTTCAGAATCAGCGCTGAATGGTATCAAAACCATGAAAAGCACTCTGACAGCAAATGGCGGAGTGACCTCAGAAAATATCTTCCCATCCAATGCAACTAAGGGGTTTGCTTACGCATTTATTTTTAAACGCGACAATCTGAATCAGGCAACCTTCCTTATTGCTGGCCCTCATTTACGGCTACAGGCTCAGACTGATAATAAGCTGTACTACTACAAAACAGGCGCATCCACACAGCAGGGAGGTGTTTCGTTATCCAGCGGCATTGACCTGGTGATTGTGAATTACGATCCAGTGACGGACATAGAGACGGTATACGTGAATGACGGTACCATGACCGTAACCGGGGCATCAGCAATCACGTATCAAAACGCCCCCCTGACACTGGCGGCGACTGCCGCGAATAATGTTAATTACGGAGAAATTCTCATCTTTGATGCAGTGAAGTCAGCATCTGATATTGCTGCGATTAAAGCTTACTACAGAGCACAATACGGAAATTAATATTCTGGTAGCGGCTGTCAGTACTATGACAGCCGTCACCGCTTAGAAAATCAATGATGGATACTTCGCCTGTATGCAACGGAGTAAATAGTCATGAACAGTAATTTTCTCAGCATCAGATAATACGCGATCGAAAACCATATAAGCCCCAAGTCGGCTGGTTGCAGAGGTTGATCCCCAGTATGTAACTCCGCCTTTACCGATGCGAAGGGGGGCCGGGGCTCGCTCACGACCTGTTGCCAGAGTGAGGGACGCTGAAACATTGTTGGTCATGTCGGTCAGCCTGGTGGTCTGGCCGTCAAGGGTAAGACAAAGAAGCATCGGCTTTGTTTTATTAAATGCACTCAGAGTTGCGCGCGCGGTTCCGTAAGTGTCATTGTCCGTGTAGTGGATACCCTGCATGGCGGCCAGCGCACCAGCTTCATCTACAATCACAGATACCCCTGGCGGGGTAACGGCAGCAGTCCCCGAAAAACTACCAGCGATAATTCTCTGCGTGGAATCATTATTCGGATCAAAAAGCAAAAACCAGGTTTGTTGGGCGGAATCATTAATTCCCAGGCTCAAATGCGCCACATTCGCGTTATTTGAGAACTGAACAAAGGGCGAATCGGTGATAAACGTCGGGGAACCAACTACAGTGGGGCCGCCTTCCCCCGGCATAAGGTTTTTACCAATCCCTGTATAAGTAAATATTTCAGCCCGGCGGAGAGATGTTGTATCAAAACCTGGCGAATATTCGTCAGGGTCTGAAACAGACGAAAACGCATTATTAGTGAAAAGAGTAATACCCATATTTATTCGCTCCGCTATACAGTTGTCTCGATAATTTGTGCCCATGCCCAGTTTTCCAGCGGGTATGGTTTGTCTACAAGTTCAGGAATATTTTCGTCAGCATATTGGCCGCTGCCTGCGGTATACACGTAATTTTCAGTTGCCAGGAATGGATCGCTGTCCTTGAGGCAGCCATTTCCGTTATGTGATGTTTTATCTGCGTACCAGATTTTGATTGTCCCGGAGACACGTCTGGAGAATGTCAGTTTTACCACAGTGTCGGCGACAATCTCTGCCGCAGTAACGTCCAGCGCGCCATTTGCATCAGTCGCCCGATACCCTTTATGAGCATACGTTTTAGCTGTTCGCCCATCATATGGTGTACCCCACTGTAGTGGCGGATACGGGACTGCATAGTTAAGGAGTGCGTAATCATCCTGAACTTCAACGCCTGTGCAATGTAACGGCTCCCATCCCTCACCTAGAACAAGAGTCCGGAACATCACCTTTCCGAAAAACATGTCCATCCAGCGATAACCATTACTGGTCAGGTGCCCGCTATCCTTATTGGGGAATGGATACGACGGGCAGACTCCATAGATGTTCCCTCCCTCCGTTGCCATATCCAGCTGCGCCATGCCGATCGCCAGCTCATAGGTATCAATGGTGTAAGTGCCGCCAGTCTGATAGGTGAACATCGCAGGCGGTCTCTGTCCTGCGCAAAAATCGGCAATCACATCGCTATAAAGCTGACGCACCTTCGCTTTATAGCCCTCCCGCGTATAGTCCCCGCCGTACCCAGGGTTGTAATTCCATTCTCCCTGCAGGAAACAGAAAGCACCGATGCCGAATGTCTTGCTTTCGCCATCCGCGATGACCTTTATTTTAGATACAGCTTCACGAATGCGATTATACAGCTCCGGATCGGCCCCCCTGGACAGAGCCTCAACGGTCCTCCCGTTGACCCCGCAGCTTGCCAGAACAAGCAGGCGCGACGGGTCAGTTAGCAATGCAGCCTGACGCAGAAACAGCGTGCGCAGCATGTTAACCGCAGCAACGGCCCCTTCACCCTCATTACCTGACCCGGCAGGCAGTGCAGCAACCGCGGCATCACTCATCACATACGACCCGTCACCTGACTGAACGACGGCCTTTAGCGGGTTGAGGATGGCAGACCCCACCGGGGTGAATCCTGCCCCTGTCCGGGTATTTGGGCGAGGTGAGTTTCCCAGCATCAGATTGCCCAGATTGCTGTACGGCGTTTTGCTGAGCGCAGGGTATCCCTCCTGGTTGCTGGAAAGTGATTGTCCGTACCAGATGACCATCGACAGAGCGAACACCAGTCGCTCTATGTCAGCGTTATACCGACTGCGAACTTTACTGTAATAGTTCAGATTTTCCGCGTTCAGAATGTTAATTCTGTCCTGCAGCGTTATACCGCCACCGCTACCGCCGCCGACCAGATTCCCGCTCGCATCAATAATTGTTTTAGACCGGCCAAGAAAATCAGAGACCTTTAAAAACTCAGGACCTGTAATATCAATCCGGGAGCCACCTGAGTTAAAATTAAGGCCATTTCCTGACACCATTGCCGTATCTGTGCCGAACGAACCATCTCGCGCAGCGCGCAAACTCCTTGGTGCCACATTCCCATATTCATCAACTAATACGACGCGTTGACCAAGAATATTTTCGATATATATTCCATTGTCATCCGATACGGTCAGTGAATAGCCCTCCAGTTCAATGCCATCAGGTTTAATAATCGTTTTTGCCGTCCCGAATTCACCTGATGTCAGGGCATAAAACTGGCGATACCCGAGGATGTCAACGAGCTGGAAAATTAGGTTTGTGGTTTCAACATGCTTAAGTAAATCATCAACGGTTTTCTGTGACGGCATTTTCCGCCCGGTAGGCTGCAGCGTCCCGGCGTTGTTAATAACCTCGACCGCAAGAGCGCTGTCATCAGGGCTACGGTAATACGTGGTCGAGCCCACCGGGATATTCGCAATGTCCGCCTGTGCCGCCGCCAGCGTCGCATACTGTTTACTAAGCGGGATCAGGTTCTGCCTGATCTCATCGTTTTTCGCCATCATCTTGCGCCACGTATCCAGCGGTTCACCGCCGCGGTCGTTAACCGTACCTGCCGGACCGTTAACCAGCTCGTCAGCGCGCTTGACGTTATCCAGGAAAATTTCAGGCGTCGTCGTTCCCAAAGGCGGGTTAAGTTCGGCCATGTTTTTTGCTCCAAAAAGAGGCTTCGCGCAAACGAGGGTTTGAGCGAAAAGAGTTAATTAGGGGAATTTTTGGTATTACGCGACGTCGCCGGGGTATGTAGCGTCGTCGTACTGGTAGAAAATTTCTTTATATTCAGGTGCAGTAATCTGACAGTTGCTGTCACCCGATGGGGCAACCTCCTGGACTATCCCATGCCGCGCCCCCTTTTCACTGTCGCAGAACAATAACTTCGGCAGGTCAATATCTGGGTCGTCCATAATCCAGTCGCCGGGATGCAGGTCGTCGTTGTACGGCACCGTCAGCGTGAAATCATCTACCCGTTGCGGCGTGAGCATTCGCGATGATGGTCGACCGTCCTGAAACTGTATCCAGCAGCGAGGATTCGCGTAGCTCCAGTCCAGTGGCTCCGTGACGTGCAGCGTAATTTCCTGGAAGTCGTAAATCATCGCGTCAATCAGGCAACTTTGGGTTTTCCCGGTTGGGGTGTCGTCGGACAAAATGATGTGATCACCGAAGTCATGACACCATCCCAGCATCGACGTCGTAGCCGTATACGTTCGGCGTTGGTGGAGATATTTCATTAACCGACGCATCCCGATACGCCAGGCGCGATCTGCAGTCATGGCAACATCAATGGTGTATGCCTCCGTTTTGCGCGGAAAAGGATTTTCCGGCGTCCGGCACTGTACGGTTTCCTCCGCCCAGGTCACAGGGTTGATATATTTCACATCCACGCCATCAAAATCATCTTCCGACGGGACCCTGAATGAAGTCTGCATTTCCTCGACGGTATCCTGGGGAGTAATGATTCCGGTCCAGCTTTTGACGCCCTCTCTCCCGACAGAAAGCAACCCGTCAGACAGCAGAAAATACCCCATGCCAGCCTCTGCAATTTTGTCGAAAATATCCTTTGCTGACGTGCTGTCACTGCTTGCCTGGTGATCAAAATATTCTCCCCTTGGCGTCCAGTAGGTAGCCTCCAGCGTACTGAGCGCCGCAATGTCGATCTGGTCGTCGCGATATCCCAGACTGCGGGCAAGATGCAGGAACGCACCGCTGATTGTCCTGTCACCACCGCCATCATAGTTTCGCGTGGCGACAACACTCACACGCTTGTCTGACTGGGCAGCCAGCTGGCCGCCGGTTTCAACCGTGATCCCTATTGTTGATATTCCTGCGTAGGAGGTCGGACGGGAAAGCAAACGACCTCTGAGCGCCTGCCAGAACATCGAATCCCTGGCATTGTTTGAGCCCTGCTCATTGCGCCGACGGCAGCGAACTTCCACCAGCCCGGGAGAGGACAGATCAAAACGCTCTGTAAAACCGAGGCCATTAATGTTTTTAAGCGCGTAAACCCCTGGCTTACTCGTCCACCCTGATCCGGAACCATAAACGCGATACTGGATTTCATACTCGACATGGCGGACCCGCTTATTCCCGTTGTTCTGGAACCCGCAAATTCCGTTTGGGAAAGCAAAGTTGACCTCGAAGGCGTCCACAACTTCATTTTGCGGGCAGGCCAGAAAGGGGCCTAGCCAGGTTTCATTATCGTTAATACCAGACGCGGCAAAATCCACGACGGTACGGGTTATAAAGCCTGACCAGGTGCTGTCAACGAAACCGTTAACCACACGCTGTACGGTCGCAGAGGGGCCATCAGTAGACGCTATCTGGTATTCGTTGCCACGATGCGCCAGGGAAATCCGCTGGGTTCCTTCCGGCAATCCGGAAAAGGCAGTACCAGAATCGTATGCCAGCGTGACGCTGGCTGTTACCGCAGGGCTTCCGCCGCTGGATGCTGTACCAGCTGTAAATACCGGGCTGTCGCCAAATACTGACGCAGGCAGGAATGATGACGTAATGGAACCGCCACGCCAGGGGCTGGAGATCTCCACGATACGTATCACGCCGCCATCAACCTGAGCAATGAGCCCCGAACCATTCAACCCGCCGTTAATCGCTGCGAGCAAGCCAGACATTGTGCCGTAGTTGGCGACCAGAGATATGGTATAGGTGATACCCTGCCAGGTCAGAGCAAAGGTCTGGCTGGTTGTCGTAAAGTCATACGTTGACGGGGACGCACTGGCGCGTAATACCGCAGTCGCTCCCCCTGTTCCCGGAACGGCGTCCTGGTGAGGGGTATACGTGGCGATCTGCAGGTCATAGTCAGTACCATTAAACGTTAGGGTGACAGGCATTCCGCTGAATGGCGCAATCTCTGACACGACGTCGCCTGTCAGCACGTTAAAACCGCCCTCGATGGATACCTGATAATTCACTGGCGCTTTCAGGGTGACAATTGCACCGGCGATCCAGCCAGGAGGAAGTTTGTTCTCATCCTCGTCTTCATCATTATCATCATCGACATCGAGGCCAGAAAACGAGACAGAGGCACCGCTGACGGTCATGGCATCAGCAACGATATCACTGGCTTCAGGGGCAGTCTGAGCCATATCGAGGCCGCTGCCGCTCGACGTTCCCCCAACTTCCGTTGAGTTGAACCATATCTCACTGCGACGATCCCCGGCCACATTATCGCCAGGCCCATAGCTGGTATATGAAAAGCCCTCGCCTAAGGTCAGCGCCGGAGTTTCTCCTACCAGAAAATCCCCACCGGTATAGGAGAAACGCCCATATCCAAGGCAGACAAACATTTCGACCGTCATTCTGGTTGGATCAGCGGGGTCGAATCGCGTTACCGGCTGTACCAGGTAATCCGGATAGATCCGGTTTCGCCCGAAAGCCTCCCTAACGGGATCGCCAAGCTTCGCTGTGTTGGCTTTAGCCGGATTCAGATCCAGCGATGAAGCGTTACTGGATGAAAAGCCGCCCAGCTCTGGTTTAGGGGCAAAGAATAATGCATAGGCCGTAGACGCAATGGATACGGCCACCGAAACCCACGCGGCAATTTCAAGACCCGTGCCATACGGAATGGGATATATCCGCACGTCGCTGTCTGGCCGCAACAAACATAACGGCCATTCCGCCGGGGGGACTGCCTGGCCGTTCAGCTCGATCACGACAGGATGAGTTTTATCCTGTGAATAGCTCGGGACATTTCTGCTCATCCACTCATGCAGCGTCAGCACACCATGCTCGTGCGTTTCAAGGGGTTCACCCGGAAGCCGGGACGGGTAAAACTTTATCGTCATTGCCAGAACTCCACGCGGTTAAAGCGACGGATAAATCGCGACAGTGGCAGAAACGTAACCCCCGGGCCTGGATTGCATTCCGCGACCTGCAGCTGGTTATCGAGCATTACAACGATCCCGACATGGGAAACTGTTGAGCCCGAATAGCAAGCCACTCCGGCACCTTCACAGGGTTCACAACGTTTCAGCGAAAGCATCAGCTTTCTCGCTTCCCGGTCGAGGCCCCCGCCATCTTTGGTCACACCTGCAAAATCCGGCCATTCAGGTAGCCCCAGGTCGCGACGTATCTCATTCACAATGCCGAAGCAGTCGAGCTGCGGATATACGCGCCCGCCCTTCAGCCAGGTGACTGAACGGTATTTATCAGGGTTAAACATATTTGCCTCAGATTAGTAACGTAAGCCCGGATGCTCGGCGAGGTTGTAACGTTTACGGGGCCAGGCTGTTTTGAGGACATTCATATAGCCTGCCGTGACCTGAACTGCTGTCGGGGTCCAGGAGCCGGATTTGATATCGAGCGCATACGGTGATGATGCCGGAGAAGACAGATCGGATGAAATGTACCGCCGGAATGTCAGCGTGGCTGATTTCATTTCATCCAGAATTTTATCGATCGCCTCAGAAACCCTTCCGTCAATATTGCTGATAGCAAACTTTAAATCCTGTGTCCCGTCGGCGTTCCTGGCTGGTAAGGCGATATCTATCGCGCTGGCCTCAAACGTCACCGGCTGACCATTTTCCAGCGTCACTGAAACGTCATCCCAGCCACTGGTTAGCCAGTAGTTATCATCGCCTGCTGATATCTGCAGCGTATCGTGAATAACCTCCGATCCGCTGCTGGCATATAGTCGCTCAAGAATTGTCATGCTTCGGCCACTCTCTGTTTAGCGCAATATCCAGTAACGACTGGCCCGCCAGCCATTCCGGGTAATTTCCCCAGCCAGAAGGCGGTAACGGGCGTTCCCATAATTCCAGCGTTGCGCTGTACTGCCAGTATTTTGGCGCGACCAGCGTCGGCCCTTCGTAAATATCCACGAACCTGGCTTTATAGGGCTTTACCCCGATGGGAGTCTGGAGTTTCAGATAGAACCAGGACTGGCCATCTTTAAGCGCATCCCTGAAAAACGCCTCAAACACCTGCGCCAGAGCATCAGTTTTAAAAATCCATTTAACTGATGCCTGGGTGGGTGTTGAGGTATATCGCCTTCGTTGTTGAGCGCGACCGGACGTCATCTCCGTTCGCAGTAAAGGTGATATGGGCTTAAACCCGTACCCGTCCATAAGCGGCATGGGCAGGTATTCATCCGGGTAGAAAATATCTGCCATGAATATTCCCTCCGGGCAGGTTATCGTGGTTTTTTGGACTGTAGATTGGAGTAAATAGCCCGGCCGAATTTCTTCTGTGGATTATCTACCTCTGCGGTTAAGGTGTTAATTATCCGCTGTTCAAGAGCGTTATTTCTTCGCTCAACAGCCTGCATCGTTATGTCATCCGGTTTGCCGGTGAACGTGCTTCGTGCGTCCACGCTAACAGCTATCCGTGGCTGCGCCTGAATCTGATTTGCTGCGTTCTGTACCGCCGGAGACTCTCGACCAACCGCACGAACCCCCAGCGAGCCATCAGCGCCACGGGTAAGCGGCATGATGGCTTCCGGCCCGGCCTCGCCGAATACACCCGCCCCTTTCGCAAACGCAAAATATTGGGGAGTGCTGTAAACACCATTGCTGTAGGCAGAAAGTGACGGAGAATCGTAAACGCCTCCGAGAGCGTTGAATGAAAAATTAGCTCCCGCGCTTTGAATAGCGGTACCACTACTTGCCGCACCGCTGGCACCGCCAAAAAGACTACCGAACAACCCACCCGCTCCGCCGCCAAATGACGCCATAATCGCTTTGGTGATTAACGCCTGTGTTGCCATCTGGATCAGCGTCTTAATCACCGTTTCGCCCAAGGAAGAGAAAATATTTGACATCCCATCTTTAAAAGAAGCAGCGCCTGTCAGGACGTTTGTCAGGTTGTTGGAGATAGAGTTAGTGGTGGCATCTAGAATCTCGCTGGTTGCAGTGGCAGCCATTGAACTCAGATCAGAAGCCTGATCGGCATAGTTCATCAGGGAATCGCTGATCCCCGCGCGCCAGTCTGACTGCTGTTCATCGGTTTTTTTGTAATACTCCTCCTGAATATCCAGGCGTTCGGCAAGCGCTGTTTTAAGCGCTTCCGTTTGCTTTTTATACAGGTCTTCGGAAATCTGCCCACGACTGAAATCACGCTGCAAGTCACGCTGCTGCCTGAGAAAATCAGCACGAATATCCGCCATTTCCTTCATTCGGTCACGGGCTTTATCCCCCTGTCCCGCGCCGAGGAAATCGATATTCCCCCTTTCCCGGGCGGCAGCATTACTGTCGGCCAGACCTTCGCGGAATGTTTTTAACTGTTCAGCGATATTTTTCTGATCAATAAGCGCCGCATTGTGCAGCAACGTTTCCTTTTTGGATTTTTCAAGCGAAGATAATTCCCCCTGAGTAACCTGATATTTCATCTTTGCCAGTTCAGTGTTTTGGCTGGAAAGAGCAATTTGCTCCCGTTGCTGTTTAATCAGCCGGGTATAGGTATCTTCGGTTTTCTCCGCCTCGGTTTTCCCATGCCTTCCTTTTGGCTTGGGTTTATTTTCCTGGTTGTTTCTCCATTCATTCAGGCCGTTATTAATCAACTCCTGCCGTCCGGTCTGAAACTGTGGGTCGTTAGTTAACCCCAGGTCATCCGCAGCATAACCCAGTCGTGCGCGCTCTTTGTCCTCACCTTTGAGTTTTGAAAGCGCCAGATCACGACGGCTTTTTTCAAGTGCAGCCGTTTGCTGGGTTGTGAGGTCTACCTGCGGTAAGCGTAGTGGTGCGTTTACCAGCCCCTGCCGGGCCATGAGGAGATTATTTCCGAGACCCAGCAAACGGTTAAATTCAGTATGCTCACCGTTCATCATTAATAACGATTGATATGCTGAATTCTGTTCTGCGGCCTGCTGCCGGATTAATGCTATTCGCCTGTTCTCTATCCCTTCCAGTACCGACTGGATCGACTCAGACTTAGCCTGCATCTGAGTCAGCCTCTCCTGTTCAACGGCCAGAGCGGAAGTCGCTTCTTCCAGACTACGGGTGACCGTTTCAACCGAAGTAAGGTGGTTTATCATGAAACCGCCACTGGTTGTCGGCCCGGGGTTGGACAGAACATACTGATAGCCCGCGATCTCTTCCTTCAGGCTTTTAACTTTTGATGCCTGTGCATCAACAAGACGGTTTTGCTCCTCCAGCGCCTGACGGGTTTTGGTCTCATTATCAGAAACTTCGGGCAGGGACATTGATTTTGTCTTTTCACGGACTGCATCAATGGTGTTTGCATATTCCTGAGCGGATAATCTGGCCTGTTCCTGATTCTGGTACATCGTGTACCAGGCACCGGCACCAAGCAAAACCAGCCCTGGAATACCGCCAACGAGGCTTAATGCTCCCCCCATGAGCCGGGAACCTACAGCAGTAACCGAGTTCAGCGCAGTCTGAGCGGATACTCTGGCCTGAATATTACGGTTAAGTGACTCCTGCGCCAGTGAGAGCCGTTTTTCTGCAGCGGCCTGCGCGTCTGTACCCCGCGCCGCTGCCAGTGCCTGCTGGGCACGATAAACTGCAGCACGCGCGCGAGCTGTCGAAACCTGCGTCCCTCTGACCTGGGCTTCAGCTAAAGCTACTTCACTTTTTGCGGCGTTAATAATCCCAGCCGTTGCAGAGCTGGCACCAAGAGCCATATTTCCCAAATATCGGGCTGCGCCAACGGCAACAAGCGCTCCGGCAGCAGTGGCGACCTGATCAATATTGTTGGCTACGCCATCAAGTAATCCGGTCAGGGTATTTGTGGCGCCACTAGCTTCATTAGCTCCACCGACCCATTGCATAAAAGCGTTTTCAACTTTTGTTGCCGACGATGAAACAGTCTGCGGCAATTCACCATATTCATTCCGTAGCTTACCAAGCTGGCTGATGAGGGCTGGCACTACTTTATCAATGGTTAACTGCCCCTGATCCGCCATAGATTTAAGGTCTTTACGCGCAACCCCCATCCCTGCCGCAAGCGCCCGTATAACCCTGTCGCCGCTCTCGTTGACTGCATTGAATTCTTCACCTCTCAGCACGCCCTGCGCCAGAGCCTGGCTAAACTGAGTGATGACTGAACTGGACTCCTGAGCATTCGCGCCAGAAAGTTTTAAACCAGTAGAAATAGCCTCAGTAATATCCAGCACCTGGCTGGAGCTGTAACCATATTCCCGCATTGAGGCTGCTGAACGGGAAAATAAATTAGCGTTGTCAGAAAAAGATGTGCCCGTTTTCTGGCTGATATCCATCAGCTGTTTTTGAGAGCTGGTAAAATCATCAGTTGACTGAGATGCCTGTTTTAGGCGGGCGTTTACTGAATTCCATTCATCAGCCAGGGATATCAAATGCCCCGTAGCAAAAGCACCAGCAAATGCCCCGGTCAATCCAAGTGCGGTAGCCTTTGCTGACTCCATCTGGTCAGTTAGCTCTGCAACAGAACGGCGAGTTTCCCGAACTGAAGCTGCAGCCTGCCTGCCGCCATTCTGCATTGTCTTATAATAGTCAGCCCCCATACGTGACGCGCGGGCTATCTCGGTCTGGAATGACTGAGAGTTAGCAGAAACTTTAATGATAAGTTCACGCAGGGTTGCCATTTCATTTCCTCAGAAACAAAAAGCCCCACATTGTGGGGCTTTTTTATGATTTCAATATTATTAAATTAAACCAGCTTTTTTCCTTGCTTCTTCCAGATAATCTTTTTCTGGTTCCTCTTTTTTATGAGCAAGTGCAATCAGAAGATCAATTTGAGCACTTTGCTTTTCAGAGATTTCTTTAAGCATAGCGATCTGATCATTAGCTCTTACGCTTCCTCTGTTCAGGAAATACCAGATAACAAGATCAATAAGGCGAGCAAAAACAAATAATAATATCCAGCCAGTAGTAGTCATTTAAAGCACTCCGTGTGTCAAAAAAAACAACATAACACCTGTTATGAGTGGCATCCACACGAATTATTACTGGCTATGCTGACGCAGCCAGCAGTGCCGCTTCCAGCCCTGCAAAGGGATCGCCGCCGTCGTTTACCTCAATCTCTTCTGTGCTCCACTGAAGCTGAGCATCTTCAATGGTGACTTTAACGCCCTGCGCTCCGTAAACCGCAGATACCAGCTGAGCATTGAGGATATCGCCGCGAATATCGCCGATTGGGCTGATACGGTCGTACTCAGCCCACATCCTGAATTCGCCAACCGTCATGGTTTGTCGCAGTTCGCCCAGCGTGCGGCCCATCCGGAGCGCCAGCGCCATCAGGAACTGCATGCCAGGCATTTTTACTTTGCTTTAGCATCATCCGCGTCACGAATGAGATCAAGTGCCTGCTTCAACAGCCGGGAATGCACAGGGCCATAGATCGCTTCAACCTGTTCGGTGTCATCGACAGTAAAGACGGGCTGCAGGTCGGTATCCAGCAAAATATCGATGAAAAGCGTGACGTCGGCCCGCATCGTGCGAAAGGCTCGTTCTGCGGGAGTGAGTTCAGGTACCTCTGGTGCTTCTTGCCCTTCCGGTGGTTTTGGTGGTTCCGGGCTGGCAATCCCCTGCCAGCGAATCCAGGCTTCTGCTGATGGCTCACGAATGATGACTTTGGCGTTATCCCACTCCGGAACGGAGACTTCTTTTTTACGAAAGCCCGCCATCGGTGCCAGTGCCAGTGCTTTAAGACTCGGTTTTGACATTAATTTTATCGCCGGTCTCCCGGCGCTCCGTTAATTGATTGTGACGGTGCAATCAGAAGAAGTGATCACAGTGCCATCGGCATCAGTAACCACGCAGGAATAAACCCCGGCATCACCGGATACAGCGCTGGCTTTCGTAAACGTTGCGCTGGTCTGGCCGCTGACCGTCGATGTGCCCTTTTTCCAGGCGTAGGTATAAGGTGCCGTACCGCCCTGGACGACCACGCCCATGGTCAGGGCGCTTCCTGCCGCGACCGTTTGGGACGCCGGAAGGTCAGTAGCAAACGACAGAACTCCTGGGGCGTTAATATTGGTGGGTTTACCTTTCAGACGCAGCGAGAACGTTGCAGCAACCACGCCATTGGTTTGAGAATCCCAGGTGTGCTGACGTACCTCAGCGCGCATCAGGAATCCATTACCAGACGGGAAAATAACCTTAAACCCATAAACCCCGTCGTTATCATATGCTGCACGAAGTGCATCCTGCGCCGGGTTGCGGTAGAAGTTACCGGAAAGTGACATTTCAGACGGAGCAGGAAGGCCGTTGATATTTTCCGTTTCATCCGAACAGAGCGTTGTCACGTCAATATCGTTTTTCTGACCAGCGGTAAAGCTTGCCTGTTTGATAGTGCAACTCAGGTTTAACCAGGTTGCGGTATCCAGCTCTGCCGCGGTAACCGGCACAGAGGTAATCATTACTACCGTTTTTTGGGCACGTTCAAATAGTGCTGACATCGCAGCCTCCATAAATGAAAAAACCGCCAGTGGCGGTCGGATTGGATTGGTTTTTGTCAGGCAATGACCGTTATTTCGAGGGTTGCCCGATGAAGATGGGTTGTCGTGTCGTAGCCAGGAATTTTTGTCACCTCGACAGGTGAAAGTACCTGCAGGCGAGCCAGGGCGTCCAGGCGTAACGCTCTGGCTTCGTCATTCGTTTCAGCCCATACATCAACCTGAATGCGCAGTGTCGACTCTGCCTGGCCGCAGAAAACATCCCCGGCAACATCAGTCGGTATCGAGAAAATGACATAGGGAGTGGAAACTGCAGGAAGTCCGTCGCTGCCTAGCGGCACCACATACGGATAAACCCGCCCGTCTGCCAGCGTCGACAGCAGGTCATAGAGATCATCCTCTGTCATTTTGATAACACCTCATCGATAGCCTGATTCATCCGCTGCATCGCCACCTGCGTAGCTTCTTCCATGCGGGTATCAAAAGCTGGGCGAACAAACGGATGTGCAGGCGCTGTAGATGTTCCCAACTCCACGAAGCGCCAGTAAAACGCATTCCGCTTGTTGCTGGCCTTCATTGTATTGTCGCTGTTCCCCGTTCGCGGGTTAACGCCACGAATATGCACCCCAGATGAAATTTCACCGCGACGGCGACTTTTCTGGGTGACGACAACAACGTTTTTCTTCAGTTTTCCGGATTTCTCAGGAGCGCGATCAATCACCTCCTCGCGGAGCAATTCGGCACCAGCACGGGTCGACTCCCGGAGAACTTTATTATTTTCGGCCTTGCTGAGCGTTTGCAGATCGCGGGCAATATCCTGCAACCCGGAAAAATCCAGATTCACATCAATCATTTTTCGGTCCCCTGTTTGCAGAGAATTTCCAGCCGGGTTCCTTTGATATCCGGAACCGGAGGCCCAGTGACATTCAGGACCGCATCTTTGTATGGTCCATTCAGTACTTTCAAACGGGAAGAAGCTGAGATGTCTGTACGAAAACGCACCCAGACGCGAATGGTGGCATCAGCACGCTCAACGCCAGCGGCTAACAGCTCCCTACCGCTGATCCCTTTAACCTCGGCCCAGATAGTTTTTCCATCAGCCCAGCTTTCTACCGGCTGGCCGGAAGGTGTTTTTGATATTGTGAAGTTCTGAATAGTGACGCGATGCCGTAATCGTCCTGCCTGCATAATTCCTCCTAGAGCGGAATATAGCGGTACGGCTCTATCAGCGATGTAAAGCCAAATGGGATGCTGGTTTTTGCTGCGTCTGACGACTCTTCTCTGTTTTCATACCAGTGCCCGACAAGCAGCATCAGCGCCAGGAGGATGTCGTCAGCAATCACCAGCCCGTCAGGATCAGTTTCCGGCACTTCGTCTTCATAAAGATGGCGGTTGATGAAGTTCTCCGCCTTTCGGCGCGCGGCACCATAATAGAGCGTAAGCACCTCATCTTCCGTGGTGTCGTCGATATCGATCCGACACTGCGCCCGCAACATCTCAATCGTTGTGCTCATGTGTTTTCCCTGGCCCGCAGCGAACTGCGGGCATAAAAAAACCGCCGGAGCGGTGGAGGTTGAAGCTGATTATTGCCTTAGCCGCCAGATGCCGGTTTGCCCACCAGCGCCTTAATCGCGCCAGTATCTTCAAGCACACAGTCGAAGCGATGAAAGGCCAGGAAGCCAGTCTGATCATACTCTGCGTAACGCTCAACCAGCCGTTTCAACGTCATGTAAGTGACACGACGAACGATAAAGCGGTTAAAATCGCCGAAGTAGGCAAATTTGGCACCAGCCGCGATATCAGGAATAGCCTGGTCAACGACATACGGCACCTGCAGAACAGTAGCAGGTGCGCCACCGATAATGTTCGGCAACCAGAGCGGGCGGCCCTGTCCATCCTCCATTTCCTCCACCAGCTGCAACGTTGCATCGTTAAAGGCCCAGCGCACCTTTGGACCGTTACGATATGCCGGGTCGACAGAGTGCTTCAGTGCGTTCAGCTCTTTCCAGGTAAAGGTGGTCGCTGCTGCGGTATTTTTGGTGCCAGTTACCGACGCTGCCAGCCCTTTAGGCTGCAGCGGGGTGCCGGTGCCGGTCCCTAATACCAGATACTTCGCTTCACCACGTCCGATACGAGTGGCGATACGCGCGGCCAGGAACGCTTCGATATCTACGCCGCTGTCCTGGAGCAGTTCATTGGATACGCGAATGATTTTAGAGGACAGTTTTTTAGCCCCCAGCGTTGCACCGCCGAAAGACACGTCTTCTTCACTGGTTTCAGTGTTTTCGCCCAGCAGTTCACCTTCTTCAGTAGTACCGTCAGAGGTTGCCCAGTCAATGTCCTGGCCGTTGGCGGTATTCAGAATTTGCGCCACACTGGCAATTCCACCGTAATCTTTCAGTGCTTCGACGATCTTATTTCGGAACTGGGTTGGTACGGTGTAACCCCCTTTTTCATCCGGCGTCGTGCCCTGAGCACGCAGCTCCTTTAAAGCCTGGCGTTCTTCAGCGCTCATCTCGCCAAGACCACGGCGCAAAAACGCATTAAACGCCGCAGCACGGCGTTCGTTAGCCTGTGCTTCCGGGTTTGCTGGATCACGATTCTGCTGCTGGCGCTGTTCCGGCTCGTTTTCGTGGATATAGTTCTGATCCTGGCGGCGCAGTTCCTCTTCGCGTGCAATACGCTCATCAAGAGCGTCAAGCTCCGATTTTGCAGCGTTCCACTGAGTACGCTGCTCATCGGTCCAGGGTGTATCGCCAATTTTGTCATGCAGGGCACGCATATCTTTGGCGATGATGTTACGTTTTTGCTTCATTTCATGCAGTTTCATGATTTTTCCTTACGCGTTAAGAAGGGTCAGCAGGCGCTCACGCACCATTCGTTGATTAATGGCGTTCTTTAGCGCACCGCTGTCGCGCGCCTCCTGCCAGGCTTTCATCGATCGGACGCCGGAGTCGGCCTCCTGATATGCGGGATAAGTCACCGGACTGACATCAAACAGCCGGGAAAACTTCGATATTTCACGAATAACGATCCCTTCATCGTCCTGGTACCAGTTTTCACCGTCATGGGATACCCGGAAGGCAAAAGATGACTGGTTAATGTCACCGCGCATCATCGGCGCCAGCACCAGATCGCGGATAGTTTGCGTATCCGGCGCTGTAATGTCGTAACGCAGGCCGCGCTCATCGACAGACAGGGATAGCGTCCCGGCAGCGCTCCGTCCGAGAATAAAGTTGGGGTCATGGTTAAACAGCCCGCGGACATCATCATTCAGCACATCGTCAAATGCTCCGGGCTTGATGATTTCACGGAATCCCCACAGGGGTTCAGAACGGCTGTTGAACACCGAGCCATAGCCCAGAATGCGGGTAGGTTCATCGGTGCGTTGCTCGGCTCTGACCTCCCCGCTGTAACAGCGCGTTTCACGGTCATTCATTGGGCTTTTCCTCGTCGGTTTTAGGTGCCTTAAAATCGTCTGCGGGGTTCGCGGCGTTAACGCTCACCAGCATTTCATCCAGGCCATCTACCGGATTCATGTCTTCGAAGGCTCGCGCTTCATTGCGGCTCATCCAGCCATCAGTGATCGCAAAGTGGTAGAACTGAGCACGTTCCTGCGGGGTCCCACGTAGCAGGCCTGTCAGGTTAAACCTGACGTAATATCCGGCGGCCAGTTCAGCACGGGTGAACAGGCGGCGATTGAGTTCCTGTTCCCAGTTCGTTACCCACGGCATAATCGTGTAGCGGACAAACTGAATGGCCTGCTGCGTAATATTTGAGAAAGTGGCTTTTTCGAGATCGTTAATCATGTGCGCCGGTACATTAAATATCCCGGCAATCATCGACCGATTCAGCTTCGACATATCAATGATCTGGGCATCAACCGGGGAAACTGTGAGCGCTTTGTAATCCAGCTCTGCCGGGAGAAGCATTGTTTTATTCTCCTGGCTGCGCAAAGCAGCTGTAGCTTTTTGCCACATGCTTTTTAAACGCCCCCAGCTTTCTTCATTCAGCTGGTTTTTCACCGAAATAATGCCAGCGGGTCGCGCATTACCGTTGAAGAATGAACTGGTATAAGCCTGCCCGCTCATCCCCATGCCTATCGTCTCGGCATGCTGCATAATTGGGCTAAGCCCCATCTTCTGGTTGTTACCCAGCGCCCGGATATGCACCATATCGTCGGGATTGACGGCAAACGCCCCCTCTTCGTTGTAAACGCCATAGGTATACCGCCCCCCCGTGTTAAGCAGTGTTGTTTCCCAGGGCATGCAGCATTCCAGCCCGGAAACTTCACCACGACGGGAACGCTTCACCCAGGTGTAACCATTCCCCCAGCCCAAAATATGACGCTGTTTTAACTCACGCCACTTATAGCTGGTCTGCCACATATTCGGCTCATCGTGAACCAGGTAAAACACAGGGTGATCGCGGGCAGCTTCAACCTTGTTATTGGTTTTCCGCATAACGTGCAGTGGCATCTGAGCGATATTCGAAGAGATAACGTAAATACAGGCATACACCGCAGCCAGCTTCATTGCCGTTTGCGGGCTGACAAATACGTCTCGGGCAAACACGTTATCGGTTTCTGCCGATTCACTCGTGATCGGAGTAGCCGGGTTTTCCAGTGGTTCACTGCGAAAAAGAGCATCAAGCAGCATTATTCCCCCTCATTGCCGCTAACAGCGCATAAATGAGTAGCAGGGTTCCCGACATCATCAGAGACATCGCCAGCCCGAACTGGAGATACACGCCTGCAGCAAGCGAACCGAACCCGGTAAGCCCGATAACATCAGTGATTAGAGTTTTCATAGAAGTAAAAGGTCTTCGTCAGGATCGATAGTGGACAGGAAGTCAACCTCACCACCACCGTTAACAAGCAAGCGACTCATCGCAATAAACATCGCGACAGGACCGTCAATTTTGTTTTCAGGCGTGGCCTTGTTGGGGAAAATATTCTCGTTTTTGTCTGGTTTGACGGTGACGTTTGACATCATCCATGTCATCACCGGATTGCCATCGTGATGAAAACGCCCGGCGTAAATTTTTGCCTCAACCTCCTTCATTGCTTCAGACAGGTTTTTAACCGTCTGAGGGACTTCAACAATCGGTACACCTTCAGCTGCTACCGACAAAGCAAACTGAGTGGCACTCCACGGGTCGTATGCAAACTCGTTCAGCGAGTCACCTCGCGCCCATTCGATCGTTTCCTCTTTAATTACTGCATGGTCAACGACATCGCCATCGGTAAACTCAAGGAATCCAGCGAAATTCCATTTTCTGTAAAGGTCCGCCTGCTGCTTGGAACAGGCTTCCAGCCGACCTTCAGGTATCCAGAATCTGGAGCGGACATAAACATCGCCATTTGGAGCAAGCCAGACTTTAACTGCAGCTGAAATATCAATTTTGTTGGAAAGATCAACGCCGAGCCACATTGACCAGCTGGCCGTAGTTGAGTCATCCCAGGTATCGCGGCATTTTTCCCAGCGCGACATATCCATCCACGCTTTTTCACCCTGCACCCAGATATTGAGATGCTTGGTAAAAAATCCGACCCGCGCTGCCACCTGCTCTTTCGCCTTTTTAGCCAGACGGCGCATATCGTCCCAACGCTTACATATCCCCAGGCCGGGATTTGCTTTCGGCCAGTTTGCCTCGTCGAAAGGATCGTCCCCCTCATCCAGGGTATAAATCAGCGCAAAATAGCTGTCATCCTTAATTGAAAGCGGGTCAGGGTTATCAAAGTTCTTCAGAACCTTGATTGCATAATCACGTTGCTCGTAGCAGATACCTTCTTTATTAAAACCCGCAGTAGTGATTGCAAAAATAAGGGACTGCAGGCGCGCACCGGTCGCTGTTTCCAGAACTTCCCAGACGTCACGGGTTTTATGTGCGTGCAGCTCATCAACGATCCCGCAGTGAATATTAAGGCCGTCGAGGTTATTCGCATCACTGGCTACAGGTTCGAATTTTGAACCCGTCCGCTCCTGGTGAATATTCAACTTGTTACTACCAAACAACCGGCCCAGTGTTTTCGGAGCCAGCTTAATCATGCGCTTCGCATCATCAAACACGATGCGGGCCTGATCCCTGGTTGTTGCTGCGGAATAAACCTCAGAACCACCCTCACCGTCGGCACCAGTCATATAAAGCCCGATGCCAGACGAAAGCGTTGATTTTGCATTTTTACGCGCTACTTCGTCATAGGCGGTACGAAAGCGACGCACAAACATGGGGTCGCCATCGTCGTCAAGAATGCTCTCAAACGTTATTTCATCTATCAGCGGGACGACAAACCCGAAAAGGTTAATCAGGATGAAGGTGTGCCAGTCCATCAACTCGATCGGCTTGCCGGTCAAGTGCCCCTTCACATGGGGGACGAAGTTATAAAAATCGAGAACGTGCTGGGCGCGGCCTTCATCAAAATAAACACCGCGCTCCGGGCCGTGCTCTAAATCATGAAAGAACCGCTGGCACGCAAGACGCACCAGTTCGCCAGCAACGATATCGCCAGATACCACGCGCTCGGCGTAGCGGAATCCATCTGCAACGGTTGCCATTCATCATTTGCGCTTTTTAAGAAATTCTTCCAGTGGGTCGGCTTCTGCCGGGCCTTTTGCACCAACCTTTGATCGGCTGGCAGGTGTCATGCCGAATTCGCTCAGCATCGCTCTGATCCGTTTCCACGCGTCAGCCTTCATGATTGCTGCAGGGTGCGGTTTGATCATTCTGATTTCCCGCTCCCCTCCTTCATCTGAATCATCTTCGCTGTAGACGGCATAGGTGTAACCTTCACGATCAAGCGTGTCGCAGTGATGCCGGTATTCAACATAGGCTTCTATCAACAACTCCAGCGCTTTAGCATCCAGCGTGGTCAACACGCCGACGGCCTCAAGTTCCTCACCAATCCGTTTGAACCAGTACTTACCCTGTTTATCGAAATGTTTCGGTATTGGGGGGACCCCTGACGGGGGTTTTGGCTCGTTCTTATTGATCGGGCGCTTGGATGGGTTCCCCTTCACTAAAGCCAGATGTGTCGGGGTTTTCGGTGGTCCTGGCATAATCGAAAACTCCTATTAATCATTGGATGGGGGACCCCAAAAAAAGTTTTCTAACCTGCGGCGGTGTGAAAAAAGGTTAGGCGGCGGTCCTTTGGGCGCGTGGCTCCAGAGATTTGACCTCCCCCTCCCCTTCATGCCTGTTGATGATAATCAATATCATTTAATGCGTTCACGCCCGGTTTTCGAGCGATGGCAAGGCCAGCACAAGCTTTCGAGGTTCGAATCATCATCGGTTCCCCCATGCGCTTTAGCCTCAATGTGGTCAACGGTCTTTGCCGTCACTGCGCGACCATTACGCAGGCAGTTCTGACACAGATGATGGTCGCGCTTAAGAATACGTGCGCGCTTGATATCCCACTGGCTACCGTAACCGCGCTCGTGGCGACTCTTTCCCTGTTGATGCTGTTGCCAGCCTTCATTGCGGTGCTGCTCACAGTAACCAGAGCGATCCGTAGTCGTGCCAGGACAACCTCTCTTGCGACAGGCGCGAGGAATTAGTGCGGGCATGAAACGCCCTTACACAAATCAAAAGTGACCTGCATATGAAATCTCCATAGAATTTTTTTGCTACAGATGTGAACCAGATCAATAGACTTCATGACCTAACAGGTGTAGATATTACTCTTTTACTTCAGAGGGTTATCTCATGGATATTAAGGATAAAATCAATACCATTCTGTTATGTGACATTGCCATTCACTTGGGTATCGATACTGATATTGATCCGCAGCTTGTTAAATATGCTGTGTCATCCGGTAATGATTGGGTTCTCAAGGCAGAATATTCATCATTAGATGTTGACGAACCAAGTAAAGAAGACCGTGATTTTGTTACTGCTGTCTTGAATATGTACCGCGGACTGTCCAATGCTTTCAGGAAACTTAGTGATGACGAGCAAAAAGAATTAATCCGTGACCATCATCTAAAAGTGCATGATGGGGCAATTCAGCTCCCAGGTTTCGACGGTAATAATGAATGCGATTACTTCAGCATCATTGAGGCATATCAGAAATTTGATCGATTCCCCGAACAGCAACAGCCCATCGCCAATACTCATTCACATACAGAACATCTCTATAACGCAATGCTTGATGAGTTTAAGAAAATTGACGCTGTGAATCGGAGCTGGAATTTAACGAAGGAAGAGCTGGCATCCATTCTTTCTACTGCTCCGCGCAGCTTCTAAGTGCTTCAGGCGGGGTTTTCCCCGCCCTATTACGACTCGCATTAAGAGAAGGAAACTCCAAAATTAACCAGCACAACTTTCTTTTCATCGATACGGCGATCAAGTTCAGCCACAGCATGCGGGCGTATAGCATCCAAAAAGGCATTATCCTGATATGTAGATTGGATTGTTACTCCAAGCCCTGCACCACTCTCCAGAATGCTTTTCTGTCGTTGTAGTTCTTTTATCTCGTTATTGATGTAATACGCTTCACTTAGGTTCTCTGCGTTCACGGGCAGACTCCTTCTTGCAGTTAGCCAGCACCGATTTGTTGTGCGCCAGAATGTCGCGCTTGGTCTGCTTATCCAGCACGTCGATATCGTGGTCAGTCAGGTAAATGATCCGCACCCAACTGCAGGCCGTATCAACGACTACCGGGACGGGTAAACTTTTCGCGCAGCTCCCGATCAACATCGTCATCAGGCATATGGCTAACAGTCTGCTGTACATCACTGGCCCCTTTCATGACTTCCGCCTTACGTTCTGCCGCGGCGACGGTGGCGGCGGCGTTCTCTTCGGTACGCTGTTGCTTGGCCTTTGATTCAGCTTTACTGGTCCCGCGAGCGTGGCCAATACCGAAAGCGGCAGCGATAGCGCCCAGGATGACGACCACCAGCCCAGCAATAATTTCGAAGCTCATTGCTGCGGCTCCTTCAGTTCGTCGGCCTTATCTTTCAATGCCGGCTGGCGCACATATTGCGAAAGCACCGCCAGCACCACCAGCGCAGGGCTAATCAACGCAACGATGTTTGGCGGCAGGATATTTTTGATATCCGGCGGCAGCATCGCCCAGGCGTGCAGCGCAGCATCCGGGAACGACTGAGCCCATACACCAACCAGCGCGCCGATAGCTCCCAGCTTTACAGACCACGTTTTCAGCAGCAGGCTGGCATGGCCTACGAACTCCAGCCGGGTATATTTGCGCAGAAGTAACAGAACGAGCACAGCCACCAGCACGAGCAAAGCGAAAATGATCATCTTCACAGGACACGCTCCTTAACCCAGCCGTAGAGAAAATCCTCGTTGGCTTCGCGGCCCTCCGCCAGTTCGAGATATCTGGCGCCCTGGCTGCAGTTCAGTGCTCTCAGCAGCACCTGCTCGCCTTCTTTCCCGCGGGCAGAAAGATACCCCTTCAGAGCGGTGATAGTTCGGGGTCCAATCACGCCATCCGGGATAAGGTCGGGATAAAGCTTCCCACGCATATTCATTGCCGTCAGCCAGCGCTGAAAGAACTTACTGGCGACGCTGGGCCCCATGTTCACGCCAGTGTCGCAAAGCTCATCCGCCAGTAACGTAGATAGAGCTGCCACCTGGTCAAAACGGGGTCCGGTCCAGTAATCGCTCTGCAGGATTTGCTTTGCTGTTTCCCTGGGCAGGTTTCGCATATCACCGGTGTAGCCATGTGCGCGAGCTGTGGTTTGCGTGACGCCCCAGCGGGTTGGCCCGCCTTTATCAGAGGGATGATCGACATAACCACCCTCTTTTCCGAGGATCCCCTCGATAATCTGGTCTGCTGTCATTGTGCTTTCACTCCGGTGATTCGTTCCCAGAAATACGTGAGTGCTACGGAACCCATAGCACCACTGATACCGGCAGTGGCCAGTATCATGTAAATACTCAGGCCACCTTCAATGCTGATGAGCCCACCAATGACCCCGGTAAAAGCCGAAACCACAATCTGCGCAAATGCATTTATCCAGCTCCATTTTGCTTTGCCCTGCTTCACATCCATCAGGAATCGGACAAGGCCGCCCCAGCCAGCAATGATCAGCAGAGCCAGCCAGGTGATTCCGGCCATGCTTTCTTTGTCTTGCATATGCTTTGCCATAGGTTCACCTCCGGGTTAACGGGGTGCTGTGTGAATAAAGTGGCAGGCCCATCGGGCTGATTTGGCGACAAGCCTTAAAAGGAGTCATCCGTGGGCCTGAAATGAAAAAGGCCACGCAATAGCGCAGCCCAGAAAAGAAAAACCCCGCCATATAGGCAGGGCTTCATTGATTGATTTCGTACGGGCGTTATATCCCACGATTGAAAGCATACAGGACACTTTTATGCAAAGTCAACATTAACGTTCAAAAAAATGTCGCCATTTGCTCCGATCAGCTTAGTAAGTTGTTGCCTTCTCGAATTCTACAGCCGCTTGTCGCTCACCCTGACGCAGCATGTCCACCAGCCCCTCATAGAACGGTTTCCAGTTGCGTGACCACGAAGACTGATGGAGATCCGGGAGACGCTTCAGAATGGCGCGGTGAACCGTCGCTGAGGGTACAACAGAGAAGCCATTTCCAGAGCAGCGCTCACATGTTTTGAAAACCGGTGCGCCAAGTTCTTTGGTCGCTTTGCGATCTAACACCTCCCCTTTACCACCACACCTGCATCGCGCATGGATCACTTTCTTTCCTCCACACACTCCACAGACCCTTTTCACCAGTTCATTTCTAATCTTTGGGGCCTTCACCTCGACACCGTCTGCATCGAAAATACCAGGGTGCTTAATTACATCGTCATGGCTGGAAATAAAGCCGGTTCCGCTGCAACTGTGACACGTTGCGCTGGTGGCCGCCGAACGTGAGTACTCCGCAAAGGCAAATTGTGCCAGCGTCAACATGCAGGCGCCGAGCTTGTCACCGGCGGCTTTGCGGACATTTTTAGGAGCGTTTTTGATGGCAAACTGCGCCAGCGCCTGAATTGCAAGCTGTTCATCCGTTTTGCTGATACCAGCCTTTCCGAAGAAAGCGGCCAGGCCGAAGCGTGCCCTGCTGCTGGTCACACCGATCCCGGTCATAATGTCTGTGCCATTCAGGCGATTCGGCGATGTGCTTTTCACGTCGTCGCTGATATGCATCCCCTGCGGGCTGAAATGCTTTAACGATGCTTCCAGTTTCATGCGGCCACTTCTCCGATATCAGAAATTAAAATTTGTCCGGATTCACCCCAGAATTTTGTTACACGAAAGTCCCAGATATGTGCGTCATCAGTAAACAGAGCATCCATCAGCGCTTTGATCATGTTATCGGCGTCTGGTTTCTGCTGGTGTGCCTGTCCGTTCATCGTTACTCGCTTCTTCTGGCTCCAGCTCTTTGGCATGGGAACCACGAAGGTTATGTGTCCGCCCTGCTCCGGCATAGCAACGTTCTTCAGACGGACCTCATCGCAGAATGCCCGGTAGCGCATGACCACTTCCCGCTGTTTCCATTTGTCTGCCCGGGTCATCCTCGGCTTGCCCATTGGTGTAATGTTAAAAATCTTCATGGCCAGCCCGGCTCCCTTTCGTGTAACGGCGTTGATGTGCCTTTGGTTGCGGCGTTGAGCGTTGGCGAGCTTCCTCCTGATCAATTGGCAGGAAATGACCGTTGTAGAATCGACGATAGATGGTCCCCAGCTCTCCATTACGCTGTTTTGTCACGTTGATTTCGGCAATACCCTTTGCTGGCGATTCAGGGTTATAAACCTCATCTCGGTACAACATCAGGATCAAGTCAGCATCAGCCTCAATTTCCCCCGAGTTTTTCATATCGGAGTTCATTGGCCGCTTATTGGGTCTGGATTCGACACCGCGCGATAGCTGGCTCAGCGCAAGGACGGGGGTTTTATTTGATTTAGCCAGGTTTTTAAGCCCCTTGGATACTTCGCCAACGGCCAGATCGTACCGCGCAGCACTCTGAATTTTGATAAGCGCCAGATAGTCGATGACCACCAGCGCGATTTCCGGATGCGCTATCTGGTAGCGCGTGGCGGTTTGCTGTATCTGGTCGATAGTCAGCCCCGTGGCGTCAGTGATCCAGATATTGCGGGTTGCCATGCGTTCCATACCGTTAAAGAACCGCGCCCAGTCCTCGTCCTCGAATTTATCCACGGCTTTCAGGCGAGACATCGACATCCCGCCTGCAGCGGAAACCATGCGCTTGGTGATCTGCGTGTCCGACATCTCCATACTGAAAAACAGCACGCCATGGCCCTGAGCGGAAACCTTGTCGATGATATCCAGTGCCAGTTCGGTTTTACCCATCGATGGCCGCGCGGCAATAAACACCAGATCTGTCGATTCAATGCCGCCGGTCTTAGCATCAAGCTCCTCAATGCCAGTGAGTAGGCACCTGGTCTCTTCTTTCCCCTGGCTCCGCGATTCAACTTCGTCCGCCACTGCGGTGAGCAGTTCGGAGATGTGAACGGGCTGGACGGTATCTGCTGAAATGTCGATCGCCGATACAGTCAGCTTCGCAGCTTCAAGGGCGGCCAGGGCTGATTCTCCGTTGCTCGCGCTCCTGATTTGCTCCAGCACTTTTTCCAGTGCTGCTTCGGCATCACGTACACCAGCATTGCGCCGCAGCACATCAACGTAAGATAACAACGCGGATTTCGCCCAGCTGACACGGGTGGCTGCCAGAATTGTGGTCTGGAGTGCCGGCAACGACTCGCAAAGCAGTAACGGATCAATTACTCCGCCGCCGCGGGCCTGTCGGCAGATGCCAGTGTAAATTTCCCGATACTGACGAACAGAGAAGGTGCTTGCAGGCAGTCGGGAGAGAACATCCAGCACTTCAGGATCATCTCCGCGTAAAAACATTGCGCCGATGACCGCCTCTTCAAGTTCGTCGTTACGCCAGACGGGTGTCATGCATGCCCCCCGTTATTCCCACGAAAACTTGCCCAGTTGAATACCAGGTAGTTGCGCCCACCGTCAGTCACACGATCAAAAATACGGTCGCTGATAAACTCTTTCAGCTGCTCAGGTGGCAGATTGCTGATCAGGATGGTTGGCAGAACGCTTTCATAGCGGGCGTTAATCACTTCGTGCAGGATGGTCATCTCTGCCGGGCTTCCGAACTGCACGCCTACCTCATCGATAATCAGCAGATCCAGCGAAGCGTAGTGATCCAGTACGCTCTCTTCGGTTGTGTCAGCATTGTGGCGCCAGGTGCTTTTCACGGCACGAGTCAGACGCATCACATCGGTCAGTTCCACGGTGGCGAGATGGTTGCGGATGATGTTTTTCGCCAGAGAGACCGCCAGATGATTTTTTCCCGTGCCGCAGCTGCCTGTCAGCACCAGACTTTTCCCGGCGTCCAGAACGTCAGGCCAGTTGTTTGCGTAGCGCCTGCAGGCTGCGAGGTTGCGGGAGGCTTCAGGGTTGAGTTCCAGATAATTTTCAAACTCGCAGTCACCAAAGCGGCGAGTAATACCCGCGTCGTTCAGCAGGCTGGCCACGTGAAGTTTACGCAGGCTGGATTTGACTCTGGTCTGCTCCGCCCGGATGCAGGCCGGACAGCGGGAATGTTTGAAAGTCTCCGCTCCGCGAAAATCTTTGCCCACCAGCGTGAACTGTTCGTAGTCTCCATGCTCCGGACAGGATATCGTGCAGGTGTAATTCGAGTTCCAGCCCTCGAAGCCCCATGGAAGTTTATGCTCTTCAGCGAAAGTCAGTTCATCGCCGAGTTTTTCCTGTTGCGCTCTCAGGTCTTCACGCTCTTTGAGCTGATTCAAATTCAACATATCCACCTCACTCAAAAATTCAGGTTCTCACCAGACTCGCCAAAATCGTCGGACATGCGCCCCAGTCCAGACAGGCGGGCAATAGTGCTGTTGTGCCCACCTCCGGGAGCGGATGGCGCCTGCCAGGATTCTTCGAAGTGACGATCGGGCCCGAAGAAAGTAGCGGCCTGCTTGACGTACTGTGTACCGACACTGCCGGTTGCACGGGCGTAGGTCGCATAGCGCTTAACGCCTGCCAGCATCGCTTCAGGGTTAACCCCGTCTTTCAGGCGGGCATTCCAGGCTTTGAAGGCGGCAGCCTTCGAATTACCACCAGCGCGTTTTGGGTATGCCTGCCAGGCTGTCTCAAACTCAGAGGAATAATCCTGTTTTGCAGAACGAGCCGTTGCAGAGGCGATAGCCGAAGCGCCAGTATGTTTTATAGGTTCATTGACTGGTTCATTGACTGGTTCAAAAGAGTGACTGATTCTGGGTGCAGCTCCTGCACTACCCCCTGGTGAATCTCCTGCACCAGGTAGTGAATCTCCTGCACCAGGTAGTGAACGATTTGCACTACCCCCTGGTGAATCTCCTGCACTACGTAAATTGAGCTGATACACGTTGCTGGAATTCCCCTTTGGTCCTGTCCGAAGCTCTTTTTTGATCAGTCCACACTCACAAAGCGCTTCGATGTGATTCATCACCGAACGCTTGCTAATTTCACACTGGTCAGCGATGTGCTGGTAACTAGGCCAGCACTCCCCGAGATCACTGGCGTTATCCGCCAGCTTAAGAAGAACCAATTTGCGCAAAGGGTTTCCGACCTTAATTTTCATAGCCTGAACCATCAGATCCATGCTCATACCAAAACCCTCGTGAAGTACTGTTGAAACTTCCAGACTGGCTGCATACATTCATGCGGATAACCCGGTCTGGTGAAATAAACCTGCTGCTTTTCGCGATCCCACCCGGTGACGTGCACGACAACCCCCCGTGGATCGTGATACAGCCTGTCCAGCGCCTTAATGCCGCCCGTTTCTGGAAACATTAAGCTCACCAGCGCTTGATTTGTAATCAGATTGTCTGCTAAGGTTTTTCATGAATTTACCCCGCCAGGTAGATTTGATGTGCATAGCAGAAGTCAGAACAGGCCGGGATGAACTCCACCAGCTCGCCCCGGCTTTTTCTTTGCTGCTTTCCGTTCTGCGGTGGTTGTCTGCCCGAGAGCCCACTGACGAGCTCGGTAGAGGCAATCATCGAAAATCGCCCCTTTCCTGCTCGCCTGTGAGCTTCTCCGGTAATAATCGACGCCGTGCTCAGCCCCCCCCCCTGCGGCACTCTCAGAGAAGCCTTCGGCCATCAACGCCGCCGTGATGTGCTTGCGAATGAAGTCTTCGGGTGACATGTCATGCCCTCGTAGCGGGCTGGCGGCGCCCCTCGATCGCAGCTGCCAACACCTCTTGCTCTGAATAGAGCCCACCAGACGCCTCTGCAATTGCCCGCGCGAGGAACGTTTCGCCTGTAAAATCGCTGCGTGGAAGTGTGTTCAGAACCTCCCACTTGTATACCTGGCGCAAAGTCCTCCCTGTAACCTCGGAAACCTTTCTTAAACCAACATCTCTCAGTATTTGAGAAAACATATTTACCCCGACGACAAAATGAACATAATGTACATATTAAATGGAATAGAAAGTTCATGCAAGTTGATATAGGGTGTACACATGGTTCAAAATGAAAAAGTGCGAAAAGAGTTCTCCGAGAGGCTGGCACTGGCCTGTAAAAAAGCGGGGATCGATACACATGGGCGTGGTGTAGTCATCGCTTCGGCTCTGTCGTTAACGCCTAAGGCTGTCAGCAAGTGGTTTAATGCTGAGACTATGCCGCGCCAAGATAAAATTTTCTTGCTAGCCAAATTCCTTAAGGTAGACCCGCTCTGGCTTCAACATGGCGATATTGCTGAAACTTCAACCAGGCATGGTTCAGATACAATTGAGTACATAGGTCAAATAAAAAATGGACTTGTCAGGGTTATAGGTGAAGCAATGTTAGGCGCTGACGGCAGCATTGAGATGGTGGAAGAAAATGACGGCTGGCTAAAAATTTACAGCGATGACCCTGATGCATTTGGCTTGAGAGTTAGGGGTGACAGCATGTGGCCACGCATTCAATCAGGAGAATTTGTGTTAGTCGAGCCAAACAAAAACGTTTGCCCTGGTGATGAGGTGTTCGTTAGAACTAAGAGCGGACACAACATGATCAAGGTATTAGGCTATGACCGTGATGGTGAGTACCAGTTTACAAGCATCAATCAAGATCATAGGCCAATAACAATGCCTTACCACGAAGTCGAGAAGCTTGAATATGTCGCTGGAATACTCAAGCAATCCAGACACATAGAAGATGATGATTTGGAAAGCAAGCTAAACCCCAGCCACTAATATAATCCCGGACAATCCGGGATTTTTTTTAATTAATTCCCTTCAAAATCAAAATCATATACATAATGTTCATTTTACAAATCGAATAATGAACATTTTGTTCTTGCCAAAAATGAACATGATGTACATAATTACTTCATCGACAAACAACGGAGTCAATGAGATGAAAATGTCAGTTGCTGAATTCAACCAGTTTAAAGAAGCTGCGGAAAAAACATTCCAGGCAGAATTAATTTGCTCACTGCTGGAAGATCACCCGCATCAACTAGCGGATTCTGAACTTTCTTCAATCGCCTCTCTTATTAAAAGACTCGCGGGGGATGCTTACGTTTATATGAGCGAGGTCATTTATCAACAAGAGAGGGCTGAGAAATGAATGACTTTGAAGACTTACCTCTTAACGCTACGGATGCCCTCAATAACATCCATCTGCTTATCGGTGTGGCTCGCGTGCTCGATGGTACCGCTACGCAAAGAGAGCTCAGCATAAACATAATTGAGTTTGTTGATATGTATGTCTCTGCCGCCATCGAAGAAATAAAAGGGTAGACAAATGAACAGTCCGATTCAGATGTTAGAAATTGTCGCGGCGGATATCTCCGAGAACACAGTTCTTCTGGAGCTGATTTATAAGCACAGTAATGAAGATCACGAAACTGATTGTGCAATGGCTTGCTTAATTCGCTCAATGAAGAAGACCCTGGATACCACTAACGAATATATCAAATCGTTAAGCGACTCTCCTGCCCCCCCCCAAAGGGAACATGGTGAGAGCGATATTTCTGATGAGATATTTCACGCGACCATTACAGCCAGAAAACTCGAAGAGCTTGCGCATATTTATAACGAGTTTTACTTCACAGATTGCGACAATGGTAAACCCGCAATGTATATGGCAGCTGCAATTTTTGACTATGCGATTAAGGTTTGCAGTGAACTGAAAAACATCGAAGCGAAATTGAATTAATCAAAGCGAGTTTAATTAACACCTTAAGCGGTGGGGAATCTTACACCCTGAATTCATCGAGAGGTCTATTATGAGTTTCATCGTCGACCGTAACGCATATAAAACAGCCCTGCTTTATGCAGCTAATGGACACGAAATCATAGCAGGCCTTTATCTGCGCAAAGCGTATGGGAGGTAATTATGTGGAATCCAGCAACCAGCACAAGTATTGAAGAAGTTGTAACTGAGGCTAATAACCTGAATGAACTCTTAGATTTGATGCATATTTGCTTTAAAAAAATGAACCCTCCTCAGACCGAAGCATTGCTGGGGTTGGCGCTAAATATCGCATCAAATATTTCTGTCTGGATAGAGGCCGAGGAGAAGCGCCGTGAAAACAAATCTGATTGAAACGCGTCGCCGTCACCTCGTTCGCGCCAAGCTTGATTCAATGATGCGAAGGACTGGGAGTTATTTTCAGCTCGTAAAAATGGACGATGGAACAACGTTACCCGTTGAACTTGATGAAGATATTTTAACAAAATCATTAATCAAACTTTTCGAAGCGATGATTTATGACACCCACAAACGCGAGCAGGCAGAAAATTTAATTTCTGAACATTATTCGAATTGCATGGGCGTTAATAAATTAACGCCCGACGGAGTGGATTTCATGAATGCACTCATTGCAACACTGGCCGAACAGTCATTAAAAGCGGAGAAATTAACTAATGGCTAAATTACCCCCCCCCTATTACACACGAAAAAGTGCAGGTCGTTATGACGATTGAAAACGGAAAGGTAATAGATACCCGCAAAGTTCGCGATAACGAACTTATCGCGACGATGGACACCTTTTTCTGGATGGCAGAGAAAGCGGGCTATCGGATTCAGGCCCCCAGAGTGGAGGAGTGCCGTGTCACTGACAGCAATACGAATTCCTGAGAGGGTTCACCTGCAGGCGCTGCAGGTCCTGCTGCGGTATCGGCGCCGGCGGATATTCCCGCGGCGAATGCGCCGCACCGGCTACCTCAGCCTGAAGGTTAACCCACGCTGGCGCCTGTTATCGAAAGACGATGGCCGGAACTGGGAAGTTATGAGTCATGAAACCTATAACCGGGAGAAAGACAAATGATTGACAACAGAACTGTCAGCGCCATTGACCTGGCGTTGCAAAAGCACCCAACGCCAGTTGGTGATCTGTTCGCCGCGATCCGCCACGGACGCATGAAGCGGTGCTTCAGCCGGGATACCGCAATTCGTTACCTGGCGTTCTTCATGACCTCCCGAGCTTTTGGGCGTTCTGGTTTCAAGCAGCGTTATCCGGACGTGCAGGTAATTCATCCACTGAATCCAGAACTGAGTAGCTGGCAACGTGGCGCCGTGACCACTGAGTATTTTAACGCCCACCAGCGCACCGTTCGCCGACTGCGTCGCATCCTCGCCCGCAAAAGAGAAATGCAAAAGTGGTGCAAAAAGTGGGATGCCATGCACGACCGCTACGTGAAAGAGCGCGAAGAACTACAGGCCTGTAAGCCTGGAGGGCTGAGTCGATGATTGCTTACTTACGCATTGTTCTATCGGTGGTGATTGTCGCCAGCGTTTATGGGCTGTTCGTTCCGATTCTCATTTCGATGAAGGACACGACAGCAGTTATATCCGGTTTTGCCCTGGCGATTCTGACCCCGCCGTGCATCTACGCCATTTGTAAGGGTCTTGTGCTTACCGTAACGAAGGAAAAGAAATGAAAAAAGCAATTATGGCTTCAATTATCGCACTCTCTACCATCGGCCTTGTTGGTTGCGATCGAGTTGAGCCCGGCAACGTGGGTATCAAGGTGAATAAGTTGGGCGACGATAAAGGCGTTGGTGAAGTCGTCGGCGTCGGCCGCTACTGGACCGGCTGGAATACCGAGGTTTATATCTTTCCGACCTTCAAGCAGATGAAAACGTATGAAGACGCTTTCAACTTCCAGATGAGCGATGGCACCACCATCGGCTACCACATCGGGGTCGCGTACAAGGTTGATTCGACCAAAGTTACAACCGTTTTCCAGACCTACCGTAAAGGCGTAGACGACATCACCGACACCGACCTGCGGCAGAAAATTGCTGACGCCCTTAATCGTCTCGCAAGTCGGATGAGCACCGATAAATTCATTGACGGCGGGAAAGCTGAGCTGCTTGAAAACGCACTGAAAGAGATCCAGTCCGATATGGGGCCGGTTGGTATCCAGGTGATCAGCCTTTCTTACGTCGGCCGTCCGGAATACCCGCCGACAGTGATCGAAAGCATCAACGCCAAAGTTACGGCCAACCAGAAGACGCTGCAGCGCGAGCAGGAAGTTAAACAACGTGAAGCTGAAGCCAACATGTTACGAGCCGAAGCCGATGGCCAGGCTGATGCAAAACTGAAATTGGCTGAAGCAGAAGCAAAGTCTATCCAGATCCGTGGGCAGGCCATGCGTGAGAACCCTGAGGTACTGCAACTGGAGGCCATCAACAAATGGAATGGCACCCTTCCCCAGTACATGACCAGCGGAACAAACACCCCGTTTATCCAGGTTAAATGATCCACCAGCCCGGCGACAAGCCGGGCACATATGAGAGGTTCGCAATGCTTCAGAACATGCTTAACCCGGAACCAACCTCAACAGGGATCCGGTCTGGAAACCGGGTGATTGGCTACTCCGCTGCTATTCGCCTGCTGGATAACGGTCGCTATGACAAACACCTTGCCGATGGAATGGAAATTCTGGCCTGCATCATGGAAGCGGTAGAAAGCAACTGGATCACGCTCAATATCGAAAAAGAGTTGATCCTCTGGCGCTGGTTACTGGCTGCCGTGTTCATCACTGAGGAGCTGGAGAAAAACGGAACTGTCGACGTTCCGAATGATACTGGCGGTGTTGATACTGCTGTTATCTATTCCAGCAAGCATGGCGCCATTAGCGTCTATCCGGGACCTGAACGCTTTGCACTCGCCAACCATATTGAGCTGGGGGCAATCGAGAAATATGGGCCAGAGGTTGGCCAGCAGCTGGCGCTGCGGATGTATCAGGACATGGTTATTGCTGACGAAGAATTTGGGTTCAGGTTATCAGCACTTGGCCGGGAGGGGCTTAACCTCCTCCATGACAGCTTTATCGAACACATCCAGATCGAAGGTGTGCCAGAAGCACCGATTATGCATTGAGGGGAATGATGATGAATAACTTGATCACTAACAAACCATCCATGACCAGCCTTGAGATCGCCGAGCTGGTAGAAAAACGCCACGACAACGTGAAACGCACGATTGAGACCCTGATTATGCGTGGCGTTATTACTTCTCCTCAAATTGAGGAAAAGCCTACTGCCGGGCGCCCCACAACAATTTACGTTTTTGAAAGTGAAGAAGGGAAGCGTGACAGCATCATTGTGGTCGCGCAACTAAGCCCCGAGTTTACCGCCAGACTGGTAGATCGCTGGAAAGAGCTGGAAGAAGAACGCTCCCGGCCAAAATCGCAGGCAGAGCTGATCGCTGAAATGGCCCTGCTGAATGTTGAGCAGGAGCGACGCCTCTACCAGGTTGAGGAACAGGTTGAAACCGTCGCGGAAGCTGTCGAAAACATTAAGCGAGGAAATATGCGGCCCGGGTATGTCGGTTATCGCCAGGTGGTCGCAAAAAGCGGCATGACCGATGCCAAGTGCCGAAACCTTGTTAACGCATACCGTATCCCAACCGATACACACGAATTCATGACGCCTGATGGTTTGCTGTCTCGCCGGGCGATCGTGGAGTTTGAACCTTTTATGAAAGCATTCCGCCAAATGATGGCAGAAGCCGAACCACGCGGGACCCGTTGGTATCACCCGAAAATGGGACTCTTTCAGGCTATCGGATGGGAAGATAAACCATGATCATACCTTCAAAGCTGATCCGAGCCGCTCTGGTGTGCGTTGCAAAAAATGATGCCCGCTACTATCTGTGCGGAGTCCATATCACCCCGAAATACATTGAGGGAACCAACGGTCATGTAGCACTGCGTATGCAGCATGGAATCAGGACGAAGAAAAATATCATCGTCCAGTTTGAAGGCTGCGTGCCAGTCAAGGCGGAAACAACGGAGCTGATCTTCAATAAGGAGCCGATCGCAATTCATCGTGACCAGCACCAGAATCGCCTGTCCATTACTGGCATTAAGCTACTGAGTGGACGTTTCCCTGACTTGGAGCGCGTCATCCCGAAAACACGGGACTTTAGCGTTAGCCCAGCTATCCAGGCGGAATACCTGAGCTATCCGGCAAAGATTTTTGGACGTGAAGAAAAGTTTGTCCCTGTTCAGCTTCGTCCATCAGGTGAGTTCGACGCAGTACGGTTCCAATTTAATGAGCATATCAACCGCATGTACGGAAACCCTGAGCTGGTCGTTATGCCTTGCCGTGATAATTATTTTAAGGGGGAGAACCGTCAACCATGAAAATCGAATTTAACGATCAAGGATCGGTTTCAGTTATTACGGTAACCAGCACTGTCTTTGAGTTCCGCCGGCACAACCGGGCGGTTGATGTAGCGTTGCTTCTCACGACTGAAATGACCAGCCAGAGAAGCGGTTTTTTCATTATGAAAACGCTCTTAAGCGGAAAGACACATCACGCGCTGCGTGCCTATAAACATCTGATCAGGGAGGCTAAGCGATGAGTAATATCACTGATCTGGCGCAGCGTGTGCGCCATTGGGCTGACATGGCCGCACTGACAAGTGAGCGCGCGTCTTGCTTGAGCGTAGAACAACTGGAAGAAATCGCTAATACGCTGGAGTCCATCGCCTCCACCGTTGGCCGAGGTGAGGTATTGGTTACTGTGGCCGGTTTTACTGGCTGTGGTAAGAGCGCGATTGCTGGCGAAATTGAGATTGCCTTGAAGGCTATCGGGGTGCCAGTAATGTGGGTTAATGGTGATGCCGAAAAACGGATGACTGGATCCGACTGGTTAACTGCTATCGAGATGTATAAGCCCACCGTGCGAATTGCTGAGGTAAATATTCCTCGCGCCGCAGACATCAAGGTCGAGGCGAAGTGATGGACTGGCCTACAGCGTTTTGCACCGTCGGTTGTGCTTTCGCCATTGCCTGGTTCTTAAGGAGTTAGCGACATGAAAAGAGAATTTGAATTGTGGCGCCACTGTCGTGGCCTGATTGTGGTATGAGGTGAAGATGAACACGATGTTTTTGTTAATGGCCGAATACGGGTCTGCTACGGTTCCGCTCAGCCAGGTATGTGAAAAGTATTTTGGGCTGAAACCGGCAACAGCGGAAAAACGCGCTGCGATGGGCGAGATCCCCATTCCAACTTTCCGAGCCGCAGAAAGCCAAAAAGCACCGCGCATGATCCACATTCAAGACCTTGCGAATCACATTGATGCGCAGTTGAAGAAAGGCCGGGACCTCCTGGAAAAGATGAAAAGCGATCATTAGTGACACTGTAACTCAATTCCGGATGCCGCACATTATGTAGCATCCGGTTTTATTTTTGCATCACTCGGCATCCCAATAGAACCCCAAAACAACACACCCTATTGTTTTAATTATTTATTGCATTCATGTTCAACTGGAGCAACATGGGCAAGTTTATGGCCGTCGGTCTGACGGACCTGCTGGAGAGTTCAGGCATGAACGGTGTTCCGGCGTTTGTCGGCCTTGCGCTGCTGTCGGCTTTTCTGTGTATGTTTATCGCCAGCGGCTCGGCCATCTGGTCGATTCTGGCGCCGATCTTCGTGCCAATGTTTATGCTGTTGGGCTTTCACCCGGCGTTTGCGCAGATCCTGTTTCGTATCGCTGATTCATCGGTGCTGCCGCTGGCGCCGGTGTCACCGTTTGTGCCGTTGTTTCTCGGCTTTCTACAGCGCTACCGGCCGGATGCCCGCCTCGGCACCTACTACTCGCTGGTGCTCCCTTACCCGCTGATTTTTCTCGCCGTCTGGCTGCTGTTGCTGGTGGGCTGGTATCTGGTGGGACTGCCGATCGGCCCTGGCATCTATCCGCGGCTGTCTTAA